AAGTCTAGTATATCGTCTGCATTTATTTCAAACGCACTAGCATCATTATATTTATCATTAGCATCTTCATAATTATGCGAAGCAAGTGCATATGAAGCACCAGAAGATTTTCCAATAATATTTTCACCAACAAAGAAACCTGATACTGTTGATCCAATTCCAACATTGCTAATTAATAATATACTAGTATCTTGATCCCAAGATTTAACTCTTGCTTGTGCAAATGATCTAGATCCTTCAATAATTTCATTAAACTGGAATGTTCCAATACCTGCCATAGATGGAGGATCTGCAATAGTTACTGTTGGTGCTGAAGCATATCCAATACCTGGATTACTTACATATATGCTCTTAACAACTTGATCAACACCAGCATATCCTACAGATGCAATTCCAACTGCTGTAGTTCCTGCACCTGGTTGACCAACTGTTACTGTTGGTTCTGTTCCATATCCAACACCACCATCAATAACGTTAAATCGAATCACACCATTATATACAGTTTCAATTGAGCAAGTAGCAGCAGCACCTGTTCCACCACCTCCAGAAATAGTAATTTTTGGTACTGTATTATAACCAGCACCTGCACTAGTCATTATTATTTTCTCAATAGAAGTAACATTTGCTCTAGTTGTTAATATTCCAACTGCTCTTGCTGGATTATCTGCAGGGGAATTTTCAAATGTAATTGTAGGTGTAGAAGTAAATCCAGATCCATCATTATTCAAGAAGATCTCTCTAACATATCCTTGACCTAATGCTGCTGTTGCCGTAGCAGTTCTACCAAGACCAACCAATCTTAGTGTACTAATATATCCTTCATCCTGAACTTGTGTATCGATTGCATTTATAGAAGTATCAATAATCTCATCCTCATATTCAAATAGTTCACATTTAAGTTCATAAACATAATTTTTACCTAATTGATAAAAAGGATTCTCATGTTCTACAAACTTAACCTCAAATAACCTTTGCCCTAATGGAAAATAAACTAAATCACCCTCTCTTGGTCTTGTAGATAAAATTATTTCACTAGCATCTGTTCCATCATCAGCAGCTGCAAGAAATGGTGAAATAAAATCTTCAAATCTTTCTTTAGATATTGTAAGAATTACCTCATCCTTAAGACTCATTCCAAATTTTGTTAAAACATCACCTGCACCACCATATCCATCATAATTATTAACATATGCTTCTATAGCAAAATTATCATCAAATTTAGAAGATTGAACTTCTTCAATGATTGATTTTTTATTTACATATTTTCTTGGAATATATGTTACTTCAACACCATAGATTTTTAAATGTTCATTTATTAAATCTTGAGCTAATCTTTGTTCTGAAGATGTTCCTTGTAGAAAAAACGGATTGAGTGCCATATCTTATCACCCAATAAAATCATACGGTGGTAATTCGTATTCTGAAGACATTCTTGCTCTAAGAGCTTCTATCTCCTTTTCAGCATCATCGTAGATTTCTCTACCATTAAGTTCTATACCACCTGGTAACTTAACTCCACGGAATTTGATCAAATTCTGTCCCCATTGTCTCTTTATAAGAGAAGTGAGATACATTTTGAGAAAAGGATCATTATAAACTTGAGTAAATGATGTTGGATCTAATGCTCTATAACAATCTAGAATCATCCAATTACCTCTACTCTCAGCACCCCAATCAATATCCAAATATAATCTATCTTGTCTCTTATTAAATCTTATTTGTTTATCAGTAGTAAGTAAATGATCAATATCCTCAAGATATGATTTTGTCATTGCATACTGAAGTAACTCTACAGAATTAAAGTAATAAAGATCGTTTAAGAATAACTGATACTTTATACTAAACATTCCACCAGAAATTGAACTGGTATCAAATTTAAATATTTTTTCTACACCAACTACAGAATCTGGAACCTGTAAAAAATTAGAAGTCTCATACCAATTATTTGTTATTGTTGTTCCAAGACCAGCAACTGCAGTAGCTGTTGCAGTAGTAGTTACAATTCCTACACCATCAGCATTTTTTGCTTTTCCTCTATCAATATCTTCTTGAGTAAGTTGATACTTAAGATACATTCTTTCAACACCGTCAAAATGACGTTCATTAAAAAGTTGAATTGCATCATCAACTAAGTCATCTATCTGATCATCGTCAATATTAATTTCCAATACAGGAGCACCCAGCTTCCTTAAACAGTAATCGACTAATTGTGTTCTACTTGCTGGTTTTGCCATCTTTAAGTTTCAGTTTCTGATTTTCTTCTTGTAAAGTAACTATCTCTTGTTGAAGGAGTTTTGTTTCTTCATCAAAATCATTCTTTAAAGTTTGTAACTTTGCTTCCAAAAGTACATTTTGATTTAATGATTGTGCCAATTTACCATTATATAAACTCACAAGAACATTAACATCAACGTCACCATTATTTTGTTGTTGCATAATCTTTAAGGTTAGAACGTACCCCCATCAAGTGTTGAAGACCAATGAGGCTTATTAGTATATATCACAGAAACCGTAGCAGGTATTACAGCAAGATTTTGAATAGATCCATTCTCACCTTCTTTTCTTATATTGTAAGTATTGGTAAATGTACCTTCAACACCAACTAAATCAAGAGAATTTATATTGGTTCCTCCAGTTTCAACAACACCATAAGCACCACTAGTATCTTGTCTTACAATATCACCAACTGCAACTGTTACATTAGATGCTAATGCAAGAGTATTTTTGGTAACAGCAGTCAAAATCTGCTTAGATGTAATTATTGGAGAAGCAGGATTATTAGTTGAAGTTTGTAATCCGTTTTCATCAAAATATACAGCACCGTGGGTATTATAATCAGCAGTCTGATAATAGATACCTTTAATATCTAAGAAACCTCTTGTACCATTTACAAGACTACCTGTTACTGTAGCATCTGGAACGTATGTCCAAGAGTTTGCTGGAGCACTACTTGCAGTATTAGTATCTTGATCAACATATCCAAAGAAACCTGTTTTAGAGTTAGCAGTTCCGATACCAGTATTATAGTTAAATGCGATACCACGATCAGTGTTAGTATCAAATGCGTGAGTAACTGTTAATTGAGATGTAGTAGTGATACCAGCAGTAGTACTACCTTCAACAGTAATCATTTTTGCACCAACATCATAAGTAGTAACCGTAGTTAAACCACTATTTGGAAGTGCAGCATTTCCACTGATAATATCACCAGTATTAATACCAACAACAGAATCAAGAATAATTGTGCTAATACCAGTAGCAACGGATTGCATAACCGTTCTTTCGCTAGTAACATCACCAATTGTAAATATTGGATCGTTGACTGTTACATTAGTTGAGTTAACTGATGTTGTTGTACCATCAACTTGTAAGTTACCTTTAATAATAACATCACCCTGATTACTTAATCCATCAGGGAATGGGTCAATAAACAGTTTATCACCAGCACCACTTACTGTGGATATGATGTTACTATCTATTTTAATCTTACCAAATTGAGAATGAGTAGATACGTTCAACGGAGTGTTGAACATAACTTCCTTACCAGATACTAATAATCTATCAGTACCGTCTTCATCATACTCAAATTTGACATCCTTATCAGTACCAAAAGATAAGAATGTATCATCAACTATATTAACTTCTCCTGTTCCATTTGGATCAAATATTACGTTTCCATCAGTATCTGTAGATGATATAACATTACCATCCATCCTAAGATTATCTACATTCCATTGATCAACTTTTCTATTATTATCAAGAACAGCGACTATACCACCGTCACTATTTCTTGTATTTGATACACCAGCAACAGAACCTGGTGTGTGTTCCATCATAGAGGTGTAATAATGACCACCTACTGGAAAAACATTACTTCCATCATCACCAACAAATATTCTATCTTTGTATTGGTTAGTTCCACCGTAACTGCCGATGCCAGTTACATAACCCATTTCACCCCAATTTAGGCTGGCAGGTTTGTTAGTACCAGAGGATCGTTTGATCCTGATAATGCTAGCCATTTAAAAATTTCCCCCGTTGATGTCTAAATTCTGTTCTGTGCCAGGTGTCAATGATAATGTAGCATCCCATTTTTGGGTTGCACCATTATAGACTAAAACCATTCCATTAAGTAAGTTCGAGGCATTAACATCGCTGAGTTCAGCTAAGGACAGTCCTTGGGCTCCAGCAAGTGAAGAAATAACTTTTACGGCATTTTGTTGCCCTACCCTGACCTTAATCTCTGCCATCTATGTAAGCAATTCAAGAATCTATCTATTATTTATGTTTTATGATTAACTAACTGTTGCAATAAAGATTTGATCTCATCAATATCTTTTTTCATCTCATCAAGTTCTGCTTTCTGATCAGCATTTCTATTTTTTTTATTGATATATTGAGAATATGCATTAGTATCATTATCTAAAATCGCACCTGTTTCTGGATCACGAAATAGATTTTTATGTCCTTCAACTGGTATCATGCGTAGTGCATACTCCTATCTTTCTTTTTACCCTTTAACTTATCACCTCTCTGGCGTTTCTCACCAGTTTCTCCATAACCATCTGGATGCTTACCTGCTTTCTCTTTTCCTAATCCTTCAGATTTCTTACCACTCTTATCGGTATAATGTAGTGTTGCTTTTTTACCTGGTTTCTTGGTAATAACAGATTCCTGATCGTGTTTGCGACCAAGTTTTCTCATAGTCTTACCAAACTTACGTTTTGACATACCTTCTGGTTTAGAAGTAGAGTATGAAACTTCACTAGCATCAGATCCATCATCATACTTATACTTACCAGTTGTTTTCTTATAACCAATACCTTTTTTCTTTAAATCCTTTTCAAGACCTTTTCTCTTCTTACGGTTCCCACCTTCATCAGATCCACGATCTGCAGAGATGTGACCAGTATCTTTAGTTCTAGCATTACTTAATTGTCTTGCTAGACCACCTTCACATAGTTGTTGAAATTCTTGAAAAGTTCTCATTACGCTAATGCAATTCCTCTAAAATCTTTAAGTCTAACAGGAACACACTCATTTGTAGATGACATTACAATTTTAATGATAAATCCATCAAATTGTTCTAAATCATTTATTGAGAATTGGTATTCTGAGAAATCATTCTGCCCATTCTTCTTCACTTGAGCATCTGCTCTACCATCATTTAAACCAAGATCAATAATATCATCACCAAAACCATCACCATCCGTGTCTATTAGATTTTTATATCCAGGGAATGCTCTATATGTTTGAGATACTTCACTGGAATCTGATGTAAATAATTTATAGAAAACTCTAAAATCTGCTTCTGGTTGAACATTAGCAGCAACAAAAACCTTTAATGAAGTTGCTGGTTGCTTTAAAGTAATCTTTTTAGCTACAAATACAGAACCGTGTGGATCATCAGATATAGAATTAGTTCTAGTATCTGTAATATAATCACTAACTGGATTATTAATTTTATTTCTACCTAATATAAATGTTGCATACTTAGAATCCAAAACAGGTGATAAATTTCTATCAGTTGATTCAAAATCAACCTTTAATGCTAATGATTTATTCTTAGGTAAAGTTGCCAATCTTTGTGCTTCATTATCTTTAGAAGCAACTAATCTAGGTGTTGGGAAGAAAGTAGTTTCATTTAATATAGTTGGTTCAAATCCCTGATCAATAAATGATACTTCATTTCCACCAGAACTTGTTCCACTAACAGTTCTCACTGAAGTAGAAATACGAGTTCCTTTACCTGGTGTGATAGTATTAATTTGTGCAGATAGTGTACTAAATTGATGATTTTGAGAAATACCAACATTCTTACCACCAACTGCCTTTTCACTAGTAAAGCATAATAATGCTGGATTATCTGCAACATTAGTTGATCTTGGACCAGATCCTCTATCAATTTCTAGATAATAGTTATCAATGTTTGATGCATTTCTAAGAGTTGTGTTTGATGGAACATTTATTGTACTATTGATACCAACTAATGGGAATCCATTTATTTGATATGGTTGAATAGTTGATCCTTCACTATGATTAGATGATGGACTATTTTGTAATCCTCTACCATCAATAGTAAGTTGCCCTACACCAACAATATAAGAAACAATCTCATTACCAATTAGAGCTTCACCAAAATTAGTTGAAATTCCAGCAAAATTAGCAAATGATGAAGTACTTGCAACTGATACAAGTGTATCATCAATCTTTAATTCACCTGTTGTTTGTGTTGCTAAACTGTCTGGTTCTATTCCTTTTAATCTAACAAGATTATTAGCACCATGATGTCCATGATTGTATTGTAAAACTTCTATAACATTACCAGTATTTAAATCACTAACAACTTCAGAATCACCATCTATAGTTGCTGGTCCTGTTGTAGTAGTTCTAGTATCGTTAAGTGTATTATAATGAATAATAGTAGCACCAGATTTAAATACTTCACCTTGAACATCGGTTAAGTATATTGTATCTAATGTAGTGTTAATTTCTTTAATTGCAAATTTAGCACCAGCACCTCTTGAAACCAAAGCGTTACTATTATCAATAGTAACAACATCACCTACACTATATCTACTACCAGCAGTTACATTCTCAATCAATTTAACTGCTCCAGTAGTACCATCAATAGTAATAGAAGCAGTTGCACCAGAACCATCACTAGTTAATGATTTAATAGGTATAGTGTTGGCAACAGGATCAGCGTCTGAGGATTGGTTAGTAAACAAGTATCCAGAACCAGCAGAAATTAATTCAGGTTGTATAGAAGTGTCAATGGGAGCAGCAATTCTTTCTACTATACCAGTAATACTACCATCTTCCAAATCTGCAGGATCACCAGTACTTATTTTTCTACCAACAGGAGCTTCAGATGTAAGGAGACTACTAACATTAACTTTTAATTTTCTAGGTAAAGTTTTAATTGGATTATCTACCAATGTTTGCGTATTTAAATTACCAGCATCAACTGGACTATTATAGAATGTTACAGTACCAGAAGTTGCAAATGATGCTTTATAAAGTTGGAATGTTAAATCTTGATATTGACTTGGTGTCCAAATAGTTCCGTTTTGAGATTTAAATAAACTACCACCAATATATTGCTTAGTGTGTACAACACTTTCAACATCAGGTAAATTCTGTGTTCTAACAGTTTTCTGACCCATTGTAGAAACCCACATCTCATATAGATCAGATGAAGGAGATAAGAATACAAGAGCATATTCTTTACCTGCTTCTAGATAAACTGGTGATGGGAATCTAATATTAGTTGCTATAGAAGCATCTGTTGATGTTTGAATATCATTTGGATTTAATGCAACTTGTGCATAATCTTGAACAAGGAAATTGGTTGGTGTTCCTAATTCAACATCTCTAATTTCAACAAATACTTTAGCATTTGAATCTTTGCTTGCAAAATAAACATCAACCGATGTTAAGAACATACCAGTTTCATCAACCCTAAAGGATTGTGCTAAAGGATCTCTATATGGTGCTTCTACTCGATCAGTATCTGAATCTACATTTACATTAACCTGAACTGTTGTCTCATTTGGTTTTTGAGGTGGTTTAGATGGATTTCTTACACCAACAGTTTTAGTATCCTGAGTTATAATTGTTCCTGTTGCATGATACGTAGCAGTAGCATCACTTGCTAATGCAGTGCTTCCTGGTAGGGTAACTGTACCTACAGGTGCTGCAGTTACCTTAAATGCCTTTGTCCCTGTTCTGAATAGAACTGAAGGTTGTGGTGATTGATTCGCTTCTCTAAAGAAGAAAGCACCTAAAATATCACCCCAATTATCTGAATAGATATTTGCATTTGTTACAGTTGCAGTTGCACCACTAGAATCTCCAACAATTGTTGCACCTCGTCTAATATATCCATAAAATCTTTCATCATTAGCTAATGCATTAACATCAATATTAAATAATTTTGAAGTTGATGAATATGTACTGGATGGAGCAGGTCTACTTCTATCAAAAATATCTACAGTATATGGTTCAACATTTTGTGCTGGTACATATTCTGATGTAGTTAATCCAAGAGTATCATTAACAATTTGATTCTCAAGTGGTAATAAACCCCCAACACTTGCATCTGAAGGAGTTCCTACAGTAGAAACTACATTTCCCATAGGAACTGCAATTACACTTCCATCACCATACTTATGATTTGGTGCTTGTACTCTTACCTTAGCAATTTCTCTTCCGTTCATAATAACGGTAGCAGTTTCATATAATGAAAATGTACCAGAAACCATATCAATTTCAGTAACTTTAGGGAAAATATCAGGTATTCCACTATCCAAATAACTATAATGTTTAGTGAGTGGTTTTAATCCATTTGCATTATATGCAACGTTTCTAGAACGCATAAATGGATCTGCAGTTCCACTAACCTTAACACTCTCAACATAATCAAATTCTTGGTTATTACCTGTTAGAGTATTTGTAAAACTAAATTCTTTTGTATTTGTTGTGGTAGTAGTTGTAGTAGTTGTAGTGTCAATATGATTGCCATCAAATATTTGTTGATTAGCACCTACTTCAGTAACAGTTACATCTACATCAGTATCAACTGTAGTATTATCACTAACAAGATTTTGCTGTTCTGCCCATGTATTACCAGTAGATTCTGTTCTATTATCCTCAATATAAATTGTTCTAACCCAATTATCTGATGGTGGATCTAACTGAACACTACCAGCAAAAACAATAACATTAAATGGGTTAATATTTTCAACTTGAGTTGCTTGAAGGTTTTTAAGTTCACTAGCAACTTCAGTATATTTTAATGTAATTAAATCACCAGTTTTTTGGCAATTATCATCAAGTAATTTAAGATTTGCAGTTCTATCTGCTGTATTTTCATCAATTGAGGGATCAAATGCTAAATCTGCCTTCAATGACCAGAAATCAACTGCACTAATCAATTCTTTATTAACAACATCAATATCACATATTGATCCATTTCTATAATCTACAAATCCTCTATCTTTGAAATCATTTACTACAAATCCAGTTTTGAATCGATTTAACCCATCAGCATCAGTAACTTGTATTGATTTAGTATCTAATTCTAAAGCACTAAGAGAAGTCATAATCTCAAGATTATCAATTCTCTTTTCAAGTTTACCAATATCTCTCATGGTAAATCTTCTATTATCGTATAACTTTATTTTTGGTCCAGTTATAGGATCATACAAATATGGTGGTAATGTTATTTCTGCAACTTCCATAGAAGGTCCAATTTCTGTAGGAGGTGCAGGTTTATCTGCAGAAACACCCTTAATTAATTTTACTTCTTCAAATTTATTAATAACTAACTTATCAATTCTTGGTAGATAATAAGTATATCCAAGAATTGAACTCTCATTTGGTGCAACAACATACTTGGTTGTTGATTCAAAAGATCTAGCAGCAAAATCAAATGGTGATTTATTTGAAGAAGGATCAAATGTATTAACTCTTGGTCTAAAATCAAGTATATCAGTTCCTCTATCATTTGATATAGAAGGAACATCGTGAGTATATCTATCTTTAGTATAAGAATTTGCAGTAAAAAGATCACCACTAGCAACATCTTGAGTTTGATACTTATCAAAAATAATTAATAATCTATTTGCAGGTATTGCAGAAGTTTTCCTTCTAACAATTCTAGAATAATCTGCATATTGCTTTCTATGACCTTTATCTAAAGTATAATTAGATGTTCTATCAACGTAGTTACCATTTGTTATACCTTGTAAATTCGTCTCAATATTGGATTCTTTAAAATTAACAGTTTCTCCCTTAGTAAAAATATTATCATTGAGATATACAAATTCAATCTCTGTTGCAGATACTCTATTAACAATCTGCCCTATTGCTCTACTATCTTTACCTACTATTTTTTCACCAACAATAGTATTAGTATCTAATGCAAGACCAGAAACAAATGTTAATTTATCTAAAGAAGCTTTATTATTATCCTTTGATTCATATATTGCATGAATCTTTACTACATCAGGAACATTTAATGATATTTCATTATCTTCAACTCTCAACCCATAATATTTACTATCACTCATACCACTGTTGGTAGATACACCTACAGTTTTTGTTACTTCAAATTGAACACTTCTAGAATAATCTTTAGATCTACTTATTAAACCTACTTTTTTTAGAGTTACGTTTATAGTACAAGCAATATTTGCAGATAAACCACTAAATTGTATATCATTACCATTATTAGTGATTGATACTTGATCTGAAGTTAGTGTTTCAGTAGTTCCATTAGTGTAATGAATGGAATACTTTTCAGAATCAAATGGTTCAAAGAAAGCACTAGTAATTCCAGAAGAAACATCAAGTGCTTCAGAAGTGCTAAATGATAACGTATTATTAGATGGTGTTTTTCCAGTTACTTGACGACTAATGGTAAGGTTTGAATTTGAAAGATCAACAGCAGAAACATTTTTCTTTGGAAGTCTAGTATATAATCCAGAATTATTGTAATTAATAATTTTAGGATACTTAACTCTGAATATATTAGATGTAGTGACACCTGCACATATTCTACCATTATTAACACCAGATATAGTTTCGACTGGTGATAATGATAATGTTTCACCATCTGAAGATATAGAAACAATTCTATTATAAGTTTTATCTCCTACATCTGTTCCATATCCAACTATAGAATCAGTTTTAATACCTACTTTTCCAATAAATCTTCTATTGGGTGAAGTTGCAAATGCACTATTTCCATTAGAAGCACCAGTAACTGTTAATGTATCAAAAGCAGAGAAATTAGGTAATACTTTATCATATAAAACTGCATCAGCACTAAATTTACTTACCAAAGAAGCATTTAATGTATTTGCATCTTGATAAACAGATTTAATATCATCAACAGTATATGTAAGAACCTTTATTACAGAGAAATTTGATTCAACTGTTTTCTCATTAACAATTAAACGCTCACCTTGAACAAAAGATCCAGTTGTTTGTGATAAATTAATTTCATTAGGATTTCCTGTATGATTTGCAACATATCCTATTGCACCACTACTAAGTCCCCTAACACGACTAGAAAGTGGAATTGTAGTTGCAATTGTTCCAGGATTAGAAACTTGCAATAATGTATATGTTTGAACATCGTATAAATGAAGATCCCATTCTGTTGAATCTCCACTATATGATGCATCAGTTACACTAAAAGAATAAACACGAGCTTCACCAATCTTTAGAGCTGAACTACCAGTTGGACCTGCAGTTGATGGATCAACATTACCAGTTCCCTTTCTACGATTATAAAGACCAACAATATTAGCAGTATTTCCCCCAACATTTACCCAAGGAGTACCTTCAGCGTTATTAACCTTTAATACACTACCCATTCTAAAGGGTACAGATGCGGATTTAATGGTTTTAGTATCTCTTGGTTTTTCTACATCTATAACTTTATTATAAACATCAATATCAAATCCTCTAACATATGCTCTTCCTGAAGATAATTTAACGCACATTAAATCGTCAGATGGATCAGCACCATCATCAGTTTTTTGCCCATCAACAAATAAACCGTTGGAATTAATCTCATTATTTAAAGAATTTTGAAGATTAACTCTGAATGGTTGTATTGCATAGTTACCAGATTCATCATATGTTCTACCAGCAATCCATTTTTCTATATGTGAATATACAGATTCTGCCTGTAACTTTTTAATTTCACCATTCTTAACCCGCATTAATTCTACGAAGTTAGTATCTTCATAATCTAAAAGTGCTTTTTTTGCTAATTTAACAGTTATTTGAAATCTATCAGCACCTGGTGCAGCAAAATTAGTAAATCCTTTTGCGTTATCATTTAAGCTAGGATCATCATTTGCATTAATTACAGTTTCAGATATTTCAAATCCTACTCTATAAGATGGTTTATTAGAATATGGTTCTAATACTATAATAGACTTACTTACATCTACAAAAGTACCTCTTATAAAATAAACACCAGTATCAACACCAAATGCAGATCCAGTAGCAGTAGCATCCTCAGACATTACTGTTAATACTGTTTCTCCAGAATTTAGTGCAGTATTGCCATAAGTAATATTTTCTTCAAGAATTAAAATTTCCTCATTAGGAAATGCAGAACTTTCGGAACTAGTTCCTGATTCCAAATACTTAACAAAAATTGTAATATCATCAACACCTTCATTTGGTGGTAAAATATAATTCTTAATAGTTCCTACTATTTGAGAATTTTGTCCTTTAATTCTAGTTCCTTTACCATTATTATTATTAATTAAAGCATCAAGATATACAGTAACATCAATCCCTAGATGATCTGGATTTATTTTTACTGCAAAATATGTACTATCATAGGTAATTCCCCCAGGAATAACCATAGATCCTTCTTTAAAAATATGACTTCCAAACGATTCTATTTGATTCTGTAATATCGATTGAAGACTAGTTAATTCCCTAGCTTGAACTGGATATCCAGGTTTGAACAGTACTTTATAAAAATTATCTGCCTTATCAAAATCATCGTAATAAGGGCTTATATTTAAGTTGGTCTTCTGTGGCATTTTCTTTAGAATTCCAGGATGATTTTAACGTCTTCTTTTTGTCGCTCATTTCGAGCAATTAAAGGTCTATTATCTAAGTAAATAATTTCCCCCGATCCTTTATTTATCTCATTATTGGATAACCCATTTGAGAACGTAGTTCCGAGATCAATTAACTTAGTTCCAGTCGGGTTAGTTGTTATTCCACTAAAAGCAGTATTAATACTTGCGGAGAAACTAGAACTATCACCTTTTATTGCATTTGATGATGCTTCAAAGGAATAAATTGCACCAGTAGTTGAGATACCAGTATAATCAGTATGATCATTATTAGTAGAATAATTTAAAGAACGATCTCTAAAATATTTCATAACCTTTGTATCTTCATCATAAGATGCAACATAACCTTGAGCAATTCTACCTGATGTTAATATTTGAGTTATTCTCTCACCAACTATTGGTTTATCTCCAGAAACAGTATCGAAAATAAATGCATTTAAAGATGAAAAAGTTGGGTCAGTATATGTAATAGATGTTCCAACTTGAGTTGGATTTTTAACTATTCCAACTTGTGCAAATTTTGTATCAGAAGGAAAATCTTTTGTAGAGTCATCAAATCTAGCATAAATTAAAACTCTATCAGTTCCCAATTCCTTATAAAGATCATAACCATGACCTAAAGATGGTGGAATAACAGGAATAAGGTTTGCTCTTTGATTTGAAGGATGTGCAGAATCTTGTAATGCACCCAAATCAACTAATCCATAACTATATCCTTGTCCACCAGAACTAACAGTAACATTAGTAATAACTTTATTTACAACATCAACTCTAGCTTTTCCTCCAGTGCCATCTCCTAATATATCAACCTCTTGCCCCAATCCTTCTGCATACTTTCCACCACCATTTTCAATATATACATGCTTAATTTGGTTATTGTTTATAGTAGAATCACCATTTTCTCTTATAGCTTTAATTTGAGCATCTGTACTTTCTGTCCAATTATTAGGAACAGTAATATATTCTGTCGAATCAAATTTCAGAATATCTGCAGGTGAAACAGTATACAAATATTTCCAAACATAACCATCTCCACTATTACCAGCTCTTGATGGTTCTAAATCTGTGAATGTTGGTTCGTCTTGAGAAATATTACCTTTTAGATTAACACCAGTTGAACCATTTGAAATGCAAAGATATACTTTGAATTCTGAGTTCATTACATAGTAATTTGCACCATATAATCTACTAGAATCATTAATTGGACTTTGCTTATCAGATTTCGTTGAATAATCATCCCGATACATTTCATATCGATTACCAGCAGTCCAATCTATCCTTCTAATAATTCTTCTTATATTGGCAGATGCAATTCTCTTACCATACATCATAGTATCGCCAGTATGAGCGATATCAGAAAAACTATCTATAGGTTTAGGTGTATTACCCGTTGTATTCCAACCTTCAGACCTTCCATAACCAACTTGAACACTTGGTGAAGGAGTTCCTGTTGGATTTGGCAATCCAATAAAGACATAATATGAATTTTTATCAGACTCTACCGATTCTACAAAATTATTTGCGTTCAGAATTCTAAACTGATCAGTAACAATTGCTGGCATGATTATAAACTAAACTTTTTTTCTTTATTTATAGACATAATTTTATAGTCCTGTAACGATTCTAATAGCACCAGTATTTCTTAGTCCAAACTCAGCGTTCAAACCACTATAATACTTTCTTTGAATTGTTGGGAAAGTTGATAATCCTGCATCAACTGTTAAACCAGTAACCCCAATAGAAATTGGAGAAGTTGATCTTTCCCCATTATATATTCTACCCCAACTTATCTTACCTAGAGATTTGGTTAAACCAATATTAGTAACATCATAATAACCTGTTGATGTAACACCAGTAGTATTAGTCGTACTTAAAATATCACAAGTAATTTCTGCTCTAAAATCACTAAGTTGAGACATTGAATGTACTTTATAGATATTATCCAAGAAAGTTGATCCAATTGCAACTATACTATTATCATTACCATCAACTGAAGTAACTCCAGATCCCAAATCTATTGAAGTATCTTTAATTAAAATTGGATATCCAACTTGTAATTTATTTGCATTAGATTTAAATGATGTATAGAAGAACTTAAGTGCTTTAGTTCCTGCTCCACCAGAACCTTCTACTGCAGCAATTCCAGTTATAATCCCAGTATATCCTTCAACATTATCAAAGGAAGTCATTTTTTCAGTTTTGTACTGAGGTTTTTCTACAATAACTCTTGGTGGATTTACTTGTGAATATCCTAAACCTATATTTGTTATTGTAGTAGAAGTAATGGAACCATTAGTAATTGTACCAGTTGCTTCTGCAAAAGTTGATACACCAACAACAGCATACTCATCCCTAACAGTTGTTCCAATACCAACACCAATTGGAGCAGCAATTAATATATTAATCGAAGATCCAACATAACCACTACCACCATTAACAATGGTTAATGATCCAATGTCACCACTAGAAGTAACATTTGCAGTTATTTCTGCTTGCTCACCACCTTCTGCTCCCATTAATAAAGCATCAACAGCAGTAATATTAACATTATACCTTTCATTAACATCCAAGGCAGGATTCACATTATCTTCATAGAAGAATGATTCTGCATCATCAACAAATATTCCACCAGTAACACTAGTACCAGAATCAGTAGTTACATCTCCAATAACCTTTGATGTTGGGTATATTTGTGGTTCAATAACTTCTCTTGCTTTAGATATCAATTCACCTTTAATAATCTTATCTTCTTTTTGTTTAGTCCAATCAACTGGTTTAGGTGTATTTTCATTAATACCTTTACCTCTATACAATGTTGTTTCAACAAGATCAGATCCAAGAATATCCTTAATAATTCTATCATTTTCTTGATCAACAGTTTCTGTAAATGCTGGATTCTTATGAATACGAATATCATCACCAATTTTAATGGTTTCATTTACATTAACTATTTGAACATCAACACCATCTTGTCCTTTATAGAAGAAGATATCAACTTTATCATCTATTGATGGTGCTTCCGTGAACGTGAATGTTGTACCACCTTCAAACTGGTACGCAATATTAGGAGTTTGCATAACTCCATTAACAAATATTAATAGAACTGCATTTAAATCTATCTCTTCACCCAATATTGAGTTCTCATCAACTTCAAAACTTAATAATTGACCATTACGGAATAATGGGAATCTCTTTCTAAATCCAGTTTGTAATGAAGAAACGCCATCAATAAAGTCTAACTCACCAAATTGCCAAGAAGAGAAGTAATCATTAAACGTAGTAACAACTTCAAGTTCAAATTCCTGTAATGGTTTTCTCAATCTCTTGTCAGTTACCAATCCTATTGGTTTAAACTTATCACCAACTGCAAATGAATGTCCAGATCTAGCAACATCAAATTTAGAAATCTCAAACATACTTCTAGCAACTCCAACAGAAGTTCTTGCTGCACCTACCCTAAGATTTAAAAGTAGATTACTTCCAGTATCTTCTGTTTTTCCTACACCTAACCTAGAAATACCAACAACAGGCATATTTTCATAAATTGGTTCTGGTGTTGAAATTTCTGGGTTAACATATCTTGCACCATAATCATTAATAGTAAATTCTAATGCACCACCAGTACCTGCAGGTGATTTTCCTACTAAAACTCTAAATGTATCTGTAGTTACTTTACCAACTGGTAATTCTATATTATGAGCAGGATCAGTTATACGTGGATAACTATGCAATGTTTGATGCTGATCATGTTCACAAGTCATCACTATCGAATCAGTAGCAAATCCAACAGTTTGATTTGACTTATAAATTCCTCCATTTACAGCACGAACAAATGAGTGTGTAAATTGATCTTTAGATGGATTTGGATTTACATTAACTTTAAATGTATTTACAGTAGTACTATAAATTGAAACCCATCTTCCACTTGCATAATCAGATGGTCTTGGATAAGGATGCTCTGTTTGATTATTATCCTTAGTACAAGTAAATACTAAACTATTATCTTCAATTAATATCTTATCACCAACAGCAAACCCATGAGTATTCTTTGTAAGTGTTAAATTACCAGTATTCTTAACATAAGATGCATTTGTTGGTGTAATTGTTGTGCAACCTACAAACCCATGTCCAGCACTTGTTACAATAAATTCACCTGATTCTGGATCATATTCAGCATTAGTAATATTACGAGTTGTAATAGGTGATTTTCCAACATTAATAGTAAATGTGGTATCAGTTGTTGCAGCAACTGCTACATTTGCATCATTATGAATAGGATCAGTATATCTTGGATATGTGTGTTCAGTTGCATGATTATCTCTATCACAAGTAAATGTTATAGAATTGGTTGCAATTCCAACAGTATTACTGCCAGCAGTTATTCCATGTCCAGCACCAACAGTTAAAACCATATTACCTGTAAGAGCATTATATGTTGCTGCAGTTGGTGTTAATTTAGATCCTGACCAAGAATCAATAGAAACGCAATTATTATTTTCTGTACCAGAAGCAAACGTATGAATATAGTTTCCTCCAGTTTTTGCTGCACCTGCTACTGCACTTACAAATTTATGAGTATTGGAAGCAACCTTAGCACTAATTATTGCACCAGTTCCACCTCCACCACCAGTACCAACATTAACTGTAATAGTATTGTTTGTTACACCATCTATTCCTAATGTTACACCACCAGCAGGATCAGTTGCACGAGGATATGAATGAATACTATCGTGATCATCTCTGGAACATGTAAATTTAAGAGATTCGGTATTAAGTTGAACTGTAGTTAATGCTCTCAATAATGAACCATTCAAAGAAGAACCATATGAATGGGTATAATTTCCACCAGTTGTTACTGCACCTGCAGTAGCAGAATGGAAAGTATGTTTAGATGTATTTGTTGATGGTATATTAGAAAGAACTTGGATTGTTATTGTTGTATCAGTTGCAGTTTCGATTTTAATTGGTTCATCATAAAGAGGATCTGTTGCTCTTGGATATCCCTTTGCTGATTGGTTATTATCAACATCACAAGTAAACTTAATAGATTCCTGAGCTAATTTAATATTAGTTCCAGGTCTTAAAGTATGAGATCCAATAGTAATCTCCATCAATCCTGTTACTGGATCATACTTAGCATATGATGGGGAGTAAGAAACACCAGGTGATGATCCTACATTTACATCAAATGTAAATTGAGTTACGTTTGATATTGTTAACCACTTTCCACTTGCAGGATCAGAGGGTCTTGGATATGCATGGTTTGATGTTCCACCATCCATAGCACAAGTAAATGTTATTGCATAATCCTTAAATTTAATAAGATCACCATTAGAGAATCCGTGACCATTAGATAGTACTCCAGAAGTAATAGTTAATATACCAGTTGTTGGATCATATGCAGCACTATTAATATCATTCTCTGATGCTTGTTGCAATCCATGATTATTTCCAATAGTTAATATTAATTCTCCAGTGGAAGAAATATAATCTACTGTTGATGGTGTATGAGTACCATTAGGATTAGTAGCGTTAATTGAATTGGTATCAGAAGAAACAAAAGTATGAACATATTGAATATCAGTAACACCAATTGCAACAGGTTCTCTATATCCAGAACCAGATGTTAAATCATTATAGAATTCATATACATCACCACCCGTCTTATAGAAGTGTGGTATTGATGTTAATCCTACTTGAACTTCAAATGTTCTATCAGATATAATACCAACTACTGGTAATGCTCTTTCATGATCTGCAAACATTGAAGTTGTAACTCCAACATAATTAAGAGTCTGAACAGCGTTTGTAGTTGCAGAAACAAATGTATGAGGATCAGTATTAGTTGGAGTTGTTCCTAATAAAACATTAACCTTAAAAGTATCTGGGGTTACTGTATTAATGTAGAGATACTTATCAAAAGCAGGGTCAGTTGCTCTTGGATAAGAACCATTGCCACCACTACCATAAGTGCAACTGAATACTAATGATTCTTCCTTAAATTTAATAGCGTCACCATTTTGAAGTCCATGATTAACAATTTTTATTGTCAATTCTCCAGTTGATGGATCATATACTGTACCACCAGTAACAGGAGTACCAACATCCTTAGTTGGACATGTAAATTCTAAATTCTTTAACTTAACTGTATTTGGATAACCTAAAGCATATCCATTAACAGTATTAGTTGTAACTGTAATTATTCCAGTGGTATTATCATAAGCAGCAGTTTCAATACCAAGTTTATACTTAGAAGAAGTTCCAATTCCAATAACTTTGGTAATAGAAGATGCAGCAAATAAATTACTATTATCTTTTTTCTCTGGTTTAACTTTAGCACCAACTAAAGGAGCGTATCCAGTACCAGGAGTTGATCCCATAGAAACAATTATTCCACCTCTTGGTAGTTGATTCTGGTTAATATCATACTCTGATTGCATTGGAGTGCCGTTTTCAGATGAAATTCCAGTGAACACTACACTAGTAATACCTGCTACTGAATCACTATCAAATTCATAGTTATTACCAGCATTATTTAAAGTAAGAGGAGTTTGGAATACGCCATTAATGAATAAAACACCATTTCCAATAGCAACACCAGTTTCTGTATTAGCACCACCCACAGTCATTGTATAAGTTTTACCTATTCCTGTAAATACATCAGAAATATCATCAAATACCATATTAGTATCATAATTACTTCTTAAGAAGGTTCTGCCACAGAATTCAGCTTTAACATATGGTAGATTAGTATCATTTCTTCTTTCTCTAGTATTACCTTTAGGTGGATCTAAGAACCATACAGTACTATCAACAATGTTGAATGATCCTCTATGAACCCTAGTAGCGGTTGTGTCAGCGTGAGAAGTTGCTGCTATACCCAAAGATCCTCTATTAACTCTAACCACTGGTAGAGTACAAATACCGAGAGCAACATCGGTAGAATCATTGATAGTTCCATCAAAAACACTTGC